AGATGATAGGTGCTGATAAGGTAGTGCTCCCTGCGCCAGATGCTTCACAAGAGGATATGGACGCCTTCTACAACAAACTAGGTAGACCCGAAAAAGCCGACGGTTATGAAGTCCCAACTGAAAATATGCCTGCCGAAGTGCCAGTCAACGGTGAACTTGTAGGCAAGTTTTTCGAGGAAGCACATCGAATTGGTCTGAATAAGCAGCAAGCCGCAGCAATCATACGCTGGCAAACTACACTGCAACAAGAACAAATGGGCGTGTACGAACAACAAAACACAGAAGCCTTGCAAACCGCAGAGGCAACTATGCGTAAAGAGTTTGGCAATGCCTATGATGAAAAAATCTCCATGGCGCAAGGCGCGGTGATGCGATTCGGTGGCGATGAACTTGTTAAAATGCTCAATGATACAGGTCTTGGCAATAGCCCAGAAATCATACGCGCATTCTCTAATATCGCAAAAGCAATATCAAACGATGAAGTAATCGGTGGTGGTGGACGGCAAACATTCATGTCATCACCCTCAGAGGCGAAGTCAACTATTGCAAATAAAAGGCGCGACCCTGATTTTATGGCTGCATATCAAGACGCTATGCATATAGGACATAAAGACGCTGTAGAGGAGATGGGTAGACTGTTCGAAAATGCTTACCCTGTTGAAGAATGAGTAGTCGTTTAACTGTACATGCTAGGCAGAAGATGTTAAAGCAGTCTCTTATGGCTGCCGTAACACCCGAGGATATGCAGGACGTTATACTCATGTTGATTGAGCGGGCTAGGGGAGGGTCTATTGCGGCTGCGAAAGAGTTGCTAGACCGAACCTTGGGCAAACCAACCCAAGAGATCATAGTAGACCAACAAGAGAGCCGCAGTCCTACAGAGGTTCGCACAAAACTTGCTGCACTTCTTCTGGCTCATCCCGAACTTAAGAGTGTTCTTGATTCAGCGCATGGGGAGCGAGAGATAGAGGCTTTGCCGCAAAACGAATTTTCGGCTGAGATGAAAGTCAACCCCATTTCTGAGTCGCCTGAGAAGTATGAATATGACGAGTAACCCCACGCATCAAATCAGGATTTGTACGGGCTGTGGCAGAGACACTCGTTCCAAAACAGAGATATGCCACAAGTGCAGAATCAAGGGAAGTAACACTAAGGTTGGTGCAAAGTTGCCAGCAGAAGATGACCAACACCCCATCTTTGACGACTACTCTGAGGAATCTAAGCCATAATGTTGACAATTGGCGACACCTAATCCAAATGGATTAAGTCTGCCTTCCAACTGTTCTTGCCCATGCGTCCTGTGCGCCCCAATTGGCACTCTCCCATCAGGCACGCCCTGCCCCACTGTTGAACATCAAACCTGTTGGTGTAACTAGGTCTACTCTCAAATGCCATGTAGCCCACGTTAGCGTACCACCATGGCAACTTTACTCTTCCGGTTCGTTTGCATTGGGTAGGCGGGACTGGGCGATGAGTATGTCCTCGCACAATGAGTCTGTGAGCATGTCCCCCGCACGCCATGGCGAGCTGTATGCTTTCCAATTCGTCTGAGTTTGCGGATGCACTATAACCGTGGGCAAAAATGACTGCCCCAAGTTGATAACACCCCCGTATGCCGTGGCGGTACGGGACGTGTTTCCAAAGTTTGAATTCATTCGCTACACCATCCATCTTTCTAGGGTTGCATAAATCGCGCAAACCTTTAGGTACTCTTCGTGGATCAGGACGCTGAACATTATCGTCATGATTTCCGTCTAATAAAACAAGTACACAATCCCTTGGCAGTGCCCCTCTGATGCGCCGAAGCATGTCAGCAGCAACGCAGTATTCTTCGTACAGCGTATAGCCCTCTGAATCATCAGAGTGGACACTCGCTGCGTCCGCGTCAATAACATCCCCAAGGTGGACAAAATGAGTAAGTTTCCGACCTTTTATTTCCTCAAGCAAACGGTCGATTGCTCTCTCGCTTTGATGGGGTACGTGTGTGCAACTGATTGCACACCACTTTGCCCAACGTGCCATACTTATTTCTTATGTTTGGGCAAAGTCCACCAATTAGCCATGTGGCCAACCAATGCAATCCAGCCCACAACGCCCACCGCTGTTCCCGCAAAAAACAAGTTTCCTAAAAAATCTGCTAAAAACATAATCATTTCACCTTATATTCAGGGTTAAAATCTTTGTCCCCTACGTGTTTGAGGACTTTTACTACATCTACATTATCTAATTCTGCTGGTCCTGTGTTACGGATAAAATTACCGCGCAACTCTAGTCGTTTTGTAATATCTTTACGCCCGAACCAGCGACCAAGAACGATGCCAAGTAAAGCCAGCCCGAGCAATCCCACGACAATTGATACCCAGGGCACGATGGACGCAAGAATCATTTCAGCAACAGGAGGAGTCAGTGCCAATAGCACGCCTATTATTAAAAGTTTTGCACCACCACGCAAGAATACCAAGTTGACGATTCCTGCAAGAAGGGCCAAGAAACCAGCAAACATAATTGGCCACCAAAGGTTCGTGCTATCCACCGCCGTAGCAACTATGTCCATTGCTTCTTTTGTGGTCGCTTTTGGCGAGAAGATTGGTCGAAGGGCGGAGCATCCCATTAAACAGCACGCAGTTGCTCCAATCCCTGTAATTACTTTATATCTGTTCCAAAATAACATTAGATATACCTTAACAGTAGTGTCACACTAATGGCGGTGAGTGAGCCGATGAATGCTGCTTTTGTTTGCAAAACCCACATTCTACCCTCTATGTGGCGTAATCTTTTTTCAATATCTCGAAGTTCTTGATCAATTTTGTCTAGCCTGTGTAAAACTAACTTAGCGTCCTCTGACCATCCATTTTTTTCACTCATAGCCCAAACTCCTGTAACACGCTGTACTGGGCAGTGCCCTGGTCAAGTTTGTCGTTTAGCCATGATGGGTCACCACGCTTGCCTAGCTTGTGCAAGATGTGCAGCACTACATGCCTTTCGCCTTCACGAAAAGCAGTTTCATGAGAATCACTAGGAACATGACTACTGCTACCAACGTGGAACTCAGACATAAGATCAGCCAACACGCGCAAACCTTCCGCACTTGCAAAGACGGTTTCATAGTCACTACCTTTTTTCCGAACTACATCGTTTTCTTTATTAGAACTGTCCACCGATTAGACCTCCCAAATCAGCCGCAGCAGCCGCGCCGTCTTTCGCCGCACTAGCAGCCGATTGTGCTTGTTCCATCTGCATTGCTTGTTGCTGTTGTTGCTGTTGTTGCTCACGTGCTTGTTTAACTTCTCTCTCCGATTTGAGGAATGTCGGATCTACGTTGTTCTGTGACATGAGGGAGCGAAACACTGCATCTACATCAAGATTCTGCATGACCGAGGGGTCGATTTGCAACAGAACTTGTGACGCACTCATGGCAGTCATAAATGCTTGGGATATACTAGCGCGGCGCGTAACTGCCATGGGGCTTATGTAATTTATTTTATAGGGGGTGCCCGACAAACTATCCGGAGCCGGTAACAACAAACCCTTATCCCTCATCCATTTGAATGTACGTGTAATTAGTGGGTTGAGCCATTCCGCGTACAGTCGGGACAAAACCGGAGATATGACCATCAAGCCTTGTTGTCGTCTTTCAATAATCTCCGTAGCAGTCATGCGGTCATTCTGTGGCAAACTCAGTCGGTCTGCAAAAAATGCCTTGTCAATCTTGGCCTCCTCCCTGTCCATGAGTTCGTGACCTATATCTGGACGCGAACCACTTTGGAACGGTTGAGGATACTCTCTGGTTCCCTGTCTAACGTACATGATTGAGCCAGGCGCCGTTCTAATAGGACCTTCCATAGTTCCAGCGCCTACAATTACAGGAGGGCGCACAGCCAGTTCAGAGGCTTCTAGGATGGTCTTAGCCATAGCGTTAACCACCCGTATAGTGGGCAACACTTCCATCGCAGGAGAGCGTCCATAATCTTCTTCTGCCGCCTTGCTCCATCTTGAGATGATATAGGGGTTCTCGTCAAACCCACCTTCGCTTATTAGGTGCTTTTGCTCCAACTCTAGATAACATGAACCCCACGCCTTGTTGGTCTTATCTTGCTTGCCATATTCCCTGTCGAGCCGAATATAAACGTGGTGCAAAACCTTAACTTCCTTGTCTTGCTTTTCAGGGTCATCAGCCATCTTTTGCACACGTTCGCTCACATTCTCTTTGCCAAACTCTTGTATCACTTCCCAGACAGGCATTAGAAATTCGCGGTACACATCTGTAAGCGATCCAGAGTCGTCTGTTTTGATATAAATGCTACTCAAGTCTCTTGCTTGATACTTTAGCATTCCATCCTTCTCGGTAACAAGAGTCACGCCCGTGCCAAAAGAAACTAAATCCAAGGCATTTTCATGTGCAGACACGGAGAAGCGGGTTTTGGTGTTGTCGAAATACGACAGCATGCGGTTAGTGGTGTCGTATAGCCACTCTTTGACCTCATGCATCTTGTTCAACTGTTCGTTTTCTGTCGTCAACTCAAACCAACGAATGCCAGTATTGAACAGCATCCCCTCTAGGGCTGCTGCTAACTGAACGG